GGGGACATTGACGCCGGTGGCGCGGAACTTTCGGCCTCTCTCTTGCCACTTCCGTACAAAGAACCAAGCCAAGTGCTGTTTGCGCTGCTTGGGTTTGTCGTGGACGCTGGCAAACGGCTCTCAAGCACGGCCAATATGCAAGTTGGCGATGGAAACCAGTACGCACAGGTTGGAACAACGCTTGCGTTGCTTGAACGCGGCGCGATGGTCATGTCCGCGATCCACAAGCGGTTGCACTATGCGCAGTCTTTGGAGTTCCGGCTGCTCTTTGAGGGCTTTGGCGTCTATCTGCCAGATGAGTACCCGTACGATGTGCCGGGTGCGAGCCGCAAGATCAAGCGTGCGGACTTTGACAACATGGTTTCGGTGCAACCGGTTGCCGATCCAAACATTTTTAGTAGTGCGCAGCGTATTCAACTTGCCCAGATGCAGTTGCAGATGGCACAAAGCGCGCCACAGATGCACAACATCTACGAAGCGTATTATCGTGTCTACGCAGCACTTAACATTCGCGATATTGACGGTATTTTGCTCCCGCAAAACAACAAAATGCCCCGTGATCAGTTGTCCGAGAACAGTGCTGTGTTAAACAACATGAAGCTCAAGGCTTTTGCTGGCCAACAACACGATGCGCACATTGCAGCGCATTTGATGATGGGGCTATCTCCGATGCTTCAGAGCAATCAGATGGCTGCTGTTGAGCTTCAGCAGCACATTTTGGATCACTTGCGTCTTAAGGCTGAAGAGGACGTTGAGGCAGAGCTTTTCCGCATGTACGGTGTGGATCCTGACCGCATGGTTTCAGCGATTCAGAAGGAAGGCATGATTGCAATTAAAGCAACGACGTACATGCAAGAGATGCGCAACATGCAGTCGCAGATCTCTGGCGAAAGCGCGGGTGGCGAAGACCCGTTGGTCGCGCTTAAGAAGCAAGAGCTTGATCAGCGGGCTGCGGCAGATCAGGCCAAGATGCAGTTGGATCAAGCCAAGCTGCAATTAGAGACGCAAAAGATGCAGCAGGCGTTGCAGATTGATCAGGCGCGATTGCAGTTACAAGCATCAAAAGGAGGGCGAAATGCCGCTTAAAAAGGGAACAAGTCAAAGGACTATTAGCCGCAACATTGGTGAGCTTGTTGGGGCGTATAAAGAAAAGGGTCGCATTGGCACAAGCAGACCAAAGAGCAAAGGCGCTGCGATAAAGCAAGCAGCGGCTATTTCGTATGCCAAAGCGGGTAAAGCGCGCAACATGAGCAATGGTGGTGTCATGGGCGCGGTGCGGACGGTGAAGAAGAAAGACGGTAATCGTCCAGTCAAAATTTATTAGCTTAAATAAGCGCCTCGGGTGGTGCGCAAAACCGCCTGCTTTTCATGGAAACCTACCATGCTTGAATTTGCAGAAGCAGTTTTGAAAGAAATTAGAAATCTCCGTGAGTCATCGGAAGGTATCGTCTTAAACGGCACGATCGTTGATATAGAGCGTTACCGCTTCATGATGGGTCGTCTGGAGGGTTTGAAGCTTGTAGAGGAATCCGTGAAGGCGCTTTTGAAATCGCAAACGGATGACGATGGCTTTTTACTCTAACAGGAGACTTATGAGCGCAGTAGCAACAGAGCCGACCGCACTTGAGAAAAAGTGGGCGGAAGAGGCAAATAAAAACGTGCCAAGCCTAGAGGACGCTTACACGTCGGAGGGTTTTAAGCCCGATAAACTTGACGAGACGGTAATTGATCGTATTCCAACCCCTACAGGTTGGCGTATTGCAATCCTGCCGTATCGTGGAGCAGAGAAGACCAAGGGGGGCATCGCCCTGTCCGAAGAGACGCAACGTAAGCAGCAGCTAGCTACTGTTTGCGGTTACGTTTTAAAAATTGGTCCGTTGGCGTATGCCGACGAGGTTAAATTCCCAGACGGGGCATGGTGTAAGAAGGGCGACTGGATTATTTTTGGCCGTTATGCGGGATCTAGGATCCCTATTGATGGCGGAGAGATTCGGTTAATTAATGACGATGAGGTCTTAGGTATTGTAAAAAATCCCGAGGACGTACTTCACCTGTGGTAAGGAGAATTTAAAATGGTCAATCAATCAAAAGAGTTTAGTGTCGGAGAGAACGAACAGCCTGCCACTGTTCAAGTTCCAGTAGAGGAAGAGACCCCTAGCTTGCCACAGGTTGTTGAAACTGCTCCTGTGCAATCGGACAAGGGGGAGCTTGACGAGTACAGCGACAAGGTTCAAAAACGCATTGACAAGCTGACTGCTCGTCTTCGAGAGACGCAACGTCGTGAGCAGGCAGCTTTGGATTATGCCAAACAAGTTCAAGCGCGTTCACAAGAGCTCGAGCAGCGGTACGTAAGGACCGATGGGGAGCGTTTGGTTGAGGCGCAAAATCGGGTTGAAACCCAAGCGGTGGCACTTAAGCAGATTATTCGTAAAGCCCGTGAAGAGGGGGACATTGACACCGAAACCGAGGCCCAGCAGAGGTTAGCGGCACTAACCCTGGAAAACTCACAAATCCAGGCAGCCAATGCCCAACGTGAAGCCTACATGCAGCAGCAACAGCAGCCGCAACAGACCTATCAGCCCCCCGCCCCGCAGGTGCAGCAGGTCGACCCTCGAGTCGAGGAATGGGCCGAGAAAAACAAGTGGTATGGCCGAGACAATGTCATGACCCACGCCGCTTGGGGCATCCACCGTCAGTTAATATCAGTTGATGGCGTTGACCCCAACTCAGACGAGTACTATGATGAGCTTGACAAACGTATCCGGGACGCTTTTCCACACAAGTTTCAGGAAAACGGCTCGGGCACGCAGAGCAGGACCCGTAACGTGCAGACGGTTGCTCCTGCCTCACGATCCTCTGGGATCAACAACACCGCACGCCGCACTGTCAAATTGACCCCTAGTCAAGTGGCAATTGCAAAAAAGCTGGGCGTTCCTCTTGAGGAATACGCCAAGTACGTAAAGGAGTAGTGCAAATGTCAGACGTTAAATTGCCAATTACCCGCGCTTCTCGCGAGACCGAAACTCGAGAGAAGACCGCGCGACGTCGTCCATGGGCACCGCCTTCACGCTTGGATGCGCCAGCAGCACCCTTGGGATACAAGCATCGTTGGATTCGGGCTTCGGTGGGTGGGATGGAAGATCGCACGAATGTTGCAGGTCGTCTCCGAGAGGGGTACGAGTTGGTTCGAGCGGATGAATATCCCGACTTTCCGACCCCAACAGTAGATGATGGCCGACACGCCGGAGTGATCAGTGTGGGAGGCCTTCTTTTAGCTCGCATCCCCGAGGAAACTGTTGCAGAGCGCAGTGCGTATTATCAATCAAAAGCGAGCGACCAAATGCAGGCCGCAGACAACGAATTAATGAAGAGTAATGCTCACTCGAGCATGATCATTGAGCGTCCGTCGCGTCGGTCTCGTGTTTCATTCGGCGGTTCCAAAAAAGGAACTAGTGAATAACTTTTTTTGAGGACACATTCAAATGGCTAATGTAAATAAGCCTTTTGGTCTCCGTCCTCTCGGCAACTTGTCTGCGACTGGATCTCAGAAGCAGTACGGTTACGAGATTGCGGACAACCAATCAGGCGCAATTTTCCAGGGCGACTTGGTTACGTTGAAAGACGGTTTTATCGTTAAATTTGCTCCGGCCACCCATACGGCGGCCGTTGGTGTGCTTAATGGGGTTTTTTACATTGACCCCACGAGCAGTAAGCCAACCTTTAAGAACTTCTACCCGGGCAGCATCAACATCACTGAAGGCAAGATTGTTGCCGATGTAATTGACGACCCGAGTCAGTTGTTTATTATCCAGGGAGATGAGGACGCTGTGCAGGCAGATTTTGGCAAAAATGCCGACGTTACTGCCAGCACGACGGGCTCAACAGTCACTGGGGTGTCCAATATGACTTTGGATTCTTCGACAATCGCTACAACGGCGGCGTTGAACCTAAAGCTTATTGGCAAATGGGACGTTCCGGGCAATGCCTTGGACGAGAACTACACCATCGTGGTTGTCAAAATCAACGAGCACCTGTACGGCAGTGCCGGTGTGGCTGGCCAGTAAGGGGTAACTACACATGGCAATTTCACGTGCACAATTAGTGGGGGAACTCGAGCCGGGCTTGAACGCCTTGTTCGGGCTTGAGTACAAGAACTACGAGAATGAGCATGCCGAGATCTACTCGGTTGAAACCTCAGATCGTGCGTTCGAGGAAGAGGTCATGGAATCGGGCTTTGGTGAAGCTCCGGTTAAGACGGAAGGCGCTGGCGTGTCCTACGACCAGGCGCAGGAAGTCTACACCGCGCGCTACACCCACGAAACCATCGCTCTAGCGTTTTCGCTCACCGAGGAGGCCGTTGAGGACAACCTCTACGACCGTCTCTCGGCGCGTTACACTAAGGCGCTGGCCCGCTCTATGGCTCAAACTAAGCAGATCAAGGCGGCAAACGTGCTTAATGGCGCGTTTACGACTTCTGTCGGTGGTGACGGTAAGCCTCTTTGCGCTGACGATCATCCGACTCTGTCCGGTCCAGATCTTAAAAACGAGCTGGCCACCGCTGCTGATCTGTCAGAGACCTCACTTGAGCAGTCGTTGATCGATATTGCTGCGTTCACTGATGAGCGTGGCCTGAAGATCGCTGTTCAAGGGTTGAAGCTGATCATTCCAAAGGAGCTTATGTTTACGGCTGATCGTATCCTCAAGTCGACGCTTCGAGTCAGTACTGCGGATAATGAT